AATCAAGTATTAATAAGACTAAGAGAAGACACAGTAGCTTCTGATTGGTCTGGAGCTATTAACGATAGTTCTACAGTAAACGATTATCAGAAAGTTATAGGCTCTTTAATTAACGATGCTAAAAGAAGTATAGAGTCTTACCACGATTGGTTAGTTCTAAGAGAGACAGTTAATGTTTCTACTGTAGCAGCTACAAAAAATTATAACTTATCTTCTGGTCAAGAGTTTAAAGTGTTAGATGTAACTAACAATTCTACTGGTAATAGTTTGTCACCGGTGACACAACATTACATAAACAGTATTAAGTATCCTACTGACCCTACAGGAGAACCTAGTTACTATGCTTTTAACGGGGCAGATAGTTCTAATAATCTTAAAGTAGATTTATCTCCTATACCTACAGAAGCTCAGACAATATCTTTTGATATAGTTAAGTATCAAGACGAATTAACGTCAGCTACTACAAGTATTAAGATACCGTCTAAGCCTGTAATTTTAGGTGCTTATGCTCGTGCAATAGCAGAACGAGGAGAAGACGGAGGAACACAATCTTCTATAGCTGCACAAGAAGCAGCGAGCTCTCTAGCACAGGCAGTTATGTTAGACAGTGGAAACACTCAATATGAAAACGAATGGTTTGTAACTACTAATTACCAATAATGGCTAAGCAATTACAGTATCAGTCCTTAACTAATATAGGACTAAACGGATTAAATACACAGGCTAATCCTGCATCTTTAGATACTTCTTACTTGACTAAAGCAGAGAATGTTGTGATTAGGGAATCAGGTCGTATATCCCTACGCAAAGGTTTCAAACAGAAAGTAGCTCCTAATGCTGTAGCTCCTGATGGAGTAGCTATTAAAAGTATTGTAGAACATACTGATGGAGCAACTAAAAAGATATTTGCTAGTTATGGTACGAGTATATATACTGTAGATTTTACATCACCTGATGCTACTTTTCCTACAGGCAGTGCAGATACAAAACACACTGTAAGTAGTACAGATGGTGACTGGCAGTTTATAGAGTTTAATAGTAGGATGACTTGTATACACGAGGGTGTAGTGCCACAGAGATATGATGGCTCTTTAGGCTCTGGTTCTAAGTGGGCAGCGTTTGATAATGCACACAGACCAGCTACAGTATCTTCGGGTGAGTTTAAACCTAGTTGTGGTACAGGATTCTATGGTCGTATGTGGGTAGGTGGTGTAGAAGAAGAGAAAGATGTCTTACATTATTCTACTCTTTTAGATGCAGATGATTTTAGAACTACAGCAGTGAATGGTGCATCTAACGGTGGTTCATTTGATTTAAAGAATGTTTGGGGTAAGGATGATATTGTAGCTATTGCTCCCTTCTACGGACAACTTGCAGTATTTGGTAAGAACAACATAGCTATCTATGAGAGTCCGGATGTTATAGGAAGTATGAAACTTAATGAAGTTATACGAGGTGTGGGATGTGTAGCTAGAGATTCAGTACAACACATTGGAGATGATTTAGTATTCTTATCCTCTACTGGTCTCAGGTCATTAGCCCGTACATCTGAAAAAGATAAAGTGCCTCTAACTGATTTATCAGTAAATGTTAAAGATACATTAATTAGAAACATAGGTCAGAGTACAGAAGTTAAGTCAGCTTATATAGAGAACGAAGGAATATATGTAATGTCTTTTACTGCTAGTAACATTACTTATGTCTTTGATTTTAAACATTTAACTCCTAATCAAGCTCCTAGGATAACTACTTGGACTTTTGATTTAGATAGAGAACCTTCTAGTATTACATATACAGATACTTATGGTATGTTAATAGGACAAAAAGATGGAAGCATTGCTACTTATGAAGGATATTATGATTCAGACTTAGCAGCTAATGGTACTACATATAGTTATGCTTCTTATACAGGTGGCTTTGAAACAGTATGGGTAAACCTTGGTGAATCTGTAGGTGCATCATTACTAAAGAGATTATTTATGGTTATGGAAGGTGGCTCTGGTGCTAACCTAGCATTAAAATGGTATAAAGATTTTAGTGCTACATCATCTAAAACTACTTCTATAACTTTAAATCCTACAACTACAGGAACAACATCTTTATGGGGAGCATCAAGTTCTTTATATGGAGCTCTAAATGCTAGTGGTGCTCACGCTGGTGGTGGACATAATGCTACACTACACTCGGTTGCCTCTACATATAAACCTGTATATGGACTACAAGAATATAGAACTCCGTTGACAGGTTCGGCAAAAAACCTAAAAATATCTATAGACATTCAGAGTAATGGCTATGATGCGTCTTTACAAGACTTAACTTTATTACATAAACAAGGGAAAATAAGATAATGGCAGACTATGCAAAAGTTGTATCTTGGACTGGGAAAGATACTTTAGCAGACTCAGATGCAGCAAAAGTAATATCCGGAGCTGATTTCCACACTGAATTTTCAGCAGTAGAAACAGCAGTAAATACTAAAGCAGACATTAATGGAGATGCCTCAGAAGCATTTAGTGCAACTACTGCTTCAGCAGATACAAACACAACACAAGTAGCAACAACAGCTTATGTTCAGACTGAAATAGGTGCTGGCAAGAATGGACACGGAGATAGAACAGTAAGCACTTCTGCTGCAAGTGGTGGTTCTAACGGAGATATTTGGTATCAAGTAGCGAGCTAATATGACTTTAAAGGTAAACGATTCTGGAACTTGGAAAGAGCCTACAAAACTATCTGTTAAAGATGGTGGCTCTTGGAAAGAAGTTTTAACTGGAAGTGTAAAGGATGGGGGTTCTTGGAAGCCTTTTTATCAAAGAAAGTTTACTTACACAGTTTCAAGTGATGTAAATAAATTAGATTTAGATACTGTTCTATCTTCTGACAATAAATTAGGTGATGTAGATGTAGTCATTAACTCTGGTGTTTATGTTTATTCAGATGCTACAGGAACTCCTGCTTTACTTACTGGAAGTGGTGTCGCAGGTACATTGACTATTATCAACAATGGCTATATTTATGGTGCTGGAGGTGCAGGAGGTAGTGGAGGTGCTGCTTCTTCTAATGGCTCGTCTGGTGGTAGTGGTGGCACAGCTTTAAAGCTAGAGAAGAATATTACTTTAGACAACAATGGCTCAATCCTCGGTGGAGGAGGAGGCGGTGGAGGAGGCGGTGGTTCGACTGATGACCAAAGTTTCTCTGACCGTGATTATGCAGGTGGCGGTGGAGGCGGGAGTGGACAATCCTTTGGCTCTGCTGGTTCAAGAAACTCTACTTGTAATGGCTCTGGGTGTGAAAGACAATCTGCTAATGGTGGAGCAGGAACAAAAACTGGAGCAGGTTCAGGTGGCATAGGTGCAATTGCAGGTGGTAGCCGAGGAACAACAACTGCTGGAGCAGGTGGCTCTGGTGGTGCAGTAGGTAGTAATGGTTCTTCTGGACAAAGCGGTCAATCAGGTGATGGACTAGGCTCTGGTGGGTCAGGCGGAAGTGCAGGAACAGCAATAGACAATAACGGATTTACAAGGACAGGAGATTAAGATGATTGGAGCATTAATAAACGCAGGAGTTGGATTGTTCTCTAGCTATCAACAAAGAAAAGCTGCACAAAAAAATAGAGATTATCAAGAAGAGCAAAATAGATTAGCTTACGAAAGAAGCCTGCCTTTTGATTCAGAAAGTGCTTATGGAAGCGTAGACTTTGACCCTGAAACTAGAAAAATGGTTCAGACTCTTTCTCCCGAATATCAAAAATTGATGGGAGATTGGTTAGGTATTTCAGGCACAGCTAGTTCAGCTCTTCAAAATATGATGAGCGACCCATACGCAATGGAGCAAGAACAATTTAAAAGGTTTGAAGCTCTTAATACTGACGCTTATAATCAAGCTAGAGCACAAGGACAAGAAGCTGCAATAGCACAAGGCAGAGGTGGAACACAAGGTTACTATGACCAGATGGCTATTGAAGATGCTATTGGTAAAGATAGAATGCAAGGTCAATTAGCATCTATGCAAACAGGTATGGACTACAGAAATATGCTTTCACAAGAAAGTTTAGGTTTTGGTCAAGGAGCTATAGGAGTTGGAGGATTACTTTCTGGACAAGCAGACTTAGGTTCTACGATAGGAGCTAGATTAAGACCGGGTATGAATATGGAAGGTATAAGGACAGCAGGTAATAACTTAGCAGATACTACTTCTAGTTATTTTTCAGGTCTTGCAGACCAAGCAAGTCAGTATGATTTTGATTCTTTACTTAGTGGTTCTTCTACAGTTCCCACAGCAAGTTCTCCTAATTACTCAGTAAGGTCAGACTACGGATTTGGAGGAAACAACACTCGCAATATGGCTAGTTCTATATTTAGCTCTAGACCTAGCGGACTTTTAAGATAAGGAATAATTATGGCAGAAACTATGTTTGGAAATATGTTTGATGTTACAACTTCAGAAAATCAAAACATAAGAGATAGAGCATTAAAAGTAGCTCAGCTTCAACCGGGTCGTGCTTCTGTGTATGGAGCAGGAGTAGCCGGAGGTATGCTTATGCAAAACCTAGCCAGTATGGCAGGAATGAAAACTCCTGAGCAAGAAAAAACAGAGTTAATTTCTGGCATTATGGATAGAGCTACTAACTTAGACCCTAACGACCCTTCAAGTTATATGAAGTTAGCTAATGATTTTGTTCAAGCAGGTCTTCCGGGAATAGGTCAAAAATTTATGGATAAATCTAGAAGTGTTCAAGTTCAGAACACGACGTCAGCTCAAACAGATAGAGAACTAGACCAAAGAGATACTAGGCTAGATTTTGACAAAAACAAATTAACTTCTGATACAAACTATAGAAATAAGTCATTATCTTTTTCACAACAAGAATTAGAATTTAGGCAAGGAAAAGAAGAAACAAGAATAGAGGAATTAAAAGCACAGTTAGAACGAGACCAAAAAATAGGGGTACTTCAACAGATTACAGATAGTGAAGGTAACACTATACTCGCACAAATAACAACAGACGATGAAGGAAACTATAGTGTTAAGCCTATAACACAAGATGTTGTAGAAGCCAGTATGAGTGGAGGTGCTACTCAAGGAGCTGAGACAACTACACAGTCCGGTAAGTTTTCTTTTAATAATCAAGGAGCTCTTATAGTTAAAGCTGCAGAAACAGAGGATATAGACCCTACTGATATTTCTCAGGGTGAGAAAGATATATATGCTCAGCTTAATGCGAGTTATGAAGATGCCTTTACAGATGAATCTTATATTGGAGAAGGAACAAGATTAGCTATACCATCTACAGGAGACTATCAATTCCTTGAAGGTGCTGACCCTGCTAATCCAGTGTTTAAAATGAACTGGATGTTTGACAGTGTTATCCAACAAGCAGAATCAATGGGCTCTGAAATAAACAGTATGTATGATTTGTACATAGATTCTAGTGGTAAACCTAGACCTGCTACAGAAGCTATTATGAGAAACAATGGTATGGGTGGTGACTATGAAGCTAACCTTGCTAAGTTTTTAGAGCAAGGAGATACTACAGCGTTTAGCCTAGAGGGTAGACAAGCCTTAATGAACTCAGGAGATTTTCCTCTTCTTGATGCGGGTCTTACTACTCCTATTATGTTTGACATAAAATTAAAGAATGATGTTGTAGACCAAGCGACTAACCAAACTTTAGCTAAAAAAGGACAAACTTTAGAAGAAGTTATTTTTAATGCTAAAGGAAATGACATTAGCTTTAGAGAAATGACAGGTAGTAATATTACTGGAATAACAGATGCTACAAATGTGCAGAATGGTATTGGAGATAACTTAATTCAAAAATTAGTTAAAGGAATAGTTTCTAATGATGAGGCTTTTGCAGCAGTACCGGAACTTACAGGTACAGCACCAATAGATTATGGTAATCAAAATGTACAGAATGCTCAAGTCTCTGCAGAGTTAGTGAACAATAATTTACAATCAACTACAGAAGCAGTAATGGGAGATACTACAGAGTTTGATAAAGTAGTCAAAGAAAACGGAAACATTGTAGCTGATGTGGCAAAAGATATTAAAAGATTTGTTTTAGATATTTTTAAACCTAAAGAACACAAAGATTCTGCTCCAGAGAATCCAATTAAATCTGGGTTTGGTTCTGATGCTTGGTCTTTACGACTTCTTTCTGTTAAAGTTTCTCAATTTGATACAGCAAAGAAAAATGATGAAGGTAAATACGAATTAGAAATGCCACTGTTTATTGAAGTTAAAGACGCTAAGATTAGACAAGCGTATCAAGAATGGAAAGCAAGAAACTTTAATTACTTTTTTAGACAAGGAATAACACTGCCTAACGCAAGAGTAATGCCTAAATAAAAGGAGTCGACTTGGCAACTACATACATAGATTTTTCTGATGATACGGAAAACGAAGAGTCACAACCTATTAGACTTAGCTTAGGTCAAAGCACTCCCTCTCTATCAGAAACATATGCACACGATTCAGTAGCAGACAAGGCTGCATTTGCTGCACGCCTAGGGGCTGCTGATACCTATCGTGGAATCAAACAACTATTTAATATACAAGAAGAAGAGATGGCTGAGGATATGGCTAAGCTCAATGAGTATATTTCTAACCCTGAGTATGGTGGTACTGTACTTGCAGCTTATACTGCAGGTTTAATGGGAGACCCTGTAGGTTGGGTTATACCCGGTATGAAGGCTAAGAATCTTTGGAGTGCTGCTAAAGCAGGTGCTATGGTTGGTGCTCTATCATCACCTCTCGGATATGTAGACGAAGCAGAGGGACAAACAAGACTATCTAATATGGCTTATGGTACTGCCGGTGGTGCAGTATTATCTCCTGCTATGTTTAAATTTACGAATACACTGTTGCCTGCTATGAAAAAAGGCTATAGTGATTTTGGTGTGTCTATAGATACTGGTAAAGTAGCGGAAGATTTAGGTTTTATATCAAAGGGTGTATCTACAGTAGGTGCTAATGTTGGTGCACCTATATACAATCAAATGAAAAAGGGTGGTAATTTAGTTAAAGAAAGTGCTTTAGGTCAGAGCTTTGGTAAATACTTTATTGATAACTTTGGTTTACCTAAGCAGTATGTTGATGTTAAGATGAACAGAAGACAGACAGAACAACAGTGGGCTTCGAGGTTTGACGAGGTTTTAAAAAAGTATTCTCAGTTAAGTTTAGCAGATGACAAACTATTATATAAGATTCTTACTGGTGAGGAGAGTAACATTCCCGGTAATCTAAAAGACTTAACCAAAGAAGGTAGAGACCTTGTTGATGAAATAGGTCAAGAGTTAGTAGACTTAAAGATACTAGACGAGAAAATATTTAAAGAGAACAAAGGTAAATATCTATATCGTTCTTACGAAAAACATCAGACTCCTTTTATGAAGAAGAGGAGAAACGCAGAGAAAGAAATTAAAGTCTTTGGCGAAGAGTTTATGCGTAGAGGAGAAACTAAAACAATTGCTAAGAACGCTCTTGATAAACATTTAAAAGATGGTTGGAAAGTTATTGATGGTGGTAGTACACAGAACAAAACTGTAAGAGTTAATAGAGACTGGTCTCCGGAAGACAGAGCTAAGATGGGAGAAATATTAAGTGCAGGATTTGCTATGGCTAAGACTGGTAACTTAATGACTAACGATATAGCTACGTTTAAATTTTATGATGATATAAATAAAATGGTTATTGATGGAGAAAAAATAGCTGTTGATTCTATTGATGAGGTTATAGACCCTGATAACTGGAGAAGAATACCTACAACTTCTGTTAAAGGAACACAGGTAAAAGAGTTTGGTTCTCTTGCAGGTAAGTATGTACCTAAAGAAGTATACACAGACTTAACCACAGCAAACGCTTACAAGAGATGGAACAGAGGGGATGGTAGTTTTGGAGGTCTTACTAAGTTTCATCATAAAGCACTACAGTTTTGGAAGAGAGGTAAGACTACTCTTAATCCTACAGTACATACAAACAACGTAGGCTCTAACTTTATATTGTACGACCTATTAAATGGTGACTGGAAACAATTAAGAAGTGCAGGAAAAGATTTCTTAAAAGCAAAGCGTGGGGAAAAATCAGAAGAGTTTAAACTTGCAGAATCATTAGGTGTCTTTGATGCTGATATGATGTCTAGAGAATTAACTGATTATGAGAACTCTATATTTAAAAAGTATATGAGTATGAGAAATAAAGATGATGTTCAGTTTTCTAGTAGATTGCAAAGAGGTTGGGATAAAGTTAAAGAGTTTGCTAAGAGTACACCTATGGATAAACTATATCAGGTCGAAGACCAAGTGTTTAGATTGGGTGCGTTTAAAACTCAACTAGCTAATGGTGCTACACCGGATGAAGCTGCTAGGTTTGCACGCAGGTCTATGCTAGACTATGATATATCAGCTCCGGGAATTAGAATGCTTAGAGAATCAGCCCTACCATTCATAGCATACACATATAGGGTTGCTCCTATACTAGCTGAGACTGCTCTTAAGAGACCTTGGAAACTAGCCAAGTGGGGTGCTATACTTCACGGTGCTAATATGGTTGGTCAAGATATATCTCCGGGAGACTATGAGAAAGAAAGGAAGTATCAGAAAGAATTAAATATGGGCTATGACCTAAGTTCTATAGGTATGCCGGGTGTTGCTAACACACTAATTAAAGTTCCTAGAAAAGACAAGAGTCAATACTTAGATGCTACTAGGTACATACCGGGCGGTGATATACTAGACATTTCAAATCACACAGGTATTAGCGTACCTTTTTTACCTGCTCCACTACAGCCATCCTTTGGTGCTATAGGAAGCACAGCGAAAATATTGACTGGGTTTGATACTTTCAGTGCATCCCAGATGCCGGGAGTAGGCTCTGGTGTATTTGATATATCTGCAGAAGCTAGGAAGAATGCTATCTTTAAAGAGTTTGCTCCTATGTATCATCAAGTCAAAAGACTTAAGGATACTATAAGAGCTGACGGAACATCTCATCCTACTAAAGATGATGCTTCATTAACCGAATCTGTTGTTAATTTATTACCCGGAATTAAACTTAAGACATACGATAGAACTCAAATGAATAAGTTAAAGATGCGTGTGGGTATGAAGTATAAGAATAGAATGGACTCTTTAACTAAAGTTCTTAGTAACTCGTATAAAGAGTACAAAGGTGGTAGGTTAAGCAAAGAAGACTACAACAAACAAAGAACAAAGATTAAACGAGAGCTTAAGAAACTACAAGAAGAAGCACGTAAAGGATTAAAATAATGGATGGACTATTTACACCTAACGAACAGTCAGCTATAGACAGTCTATTGCAATCAGGCTTTAGTCTACAACAGCTACCTCCTATACTAGCCAACATATCAGTAGAGACTGATGGCACTTTTGATGTAGGTATGAAACAATATGGAGGAGGTCCGGGTAGAGGTATGTTTCAGTTTGAAGGTAGCCAACTAAGAGATTACAATAAGTTTAAGGGAAACCAAGAGGATAGTATGTACTTACAATCTAAGTTTGTACAGAAGAATATCTTCGGTGCTAAAGGAGACAGACCTCACGAGTTAGGTTGGAGGGCTCGAGGATTACTTTCTGATGCACTTAGTGATGAGAGCTCTGTCCGTAGTAAGGCTAAAGTATTTTCAGAGCAGTATGAGAAACCTTCTACTCCTCACCTAAAGAAAAGACAAGACGAAGCAGACAGATATAATAGATTATTATTTTTAAATATGGTTGACTTATAATGGGTTGGTTTACGGATACACTTAACGCTCTCGACAAGCCATCGAATGCACTACAAGGTTTAGCAGTTGGTGGTCTTGAAGGATTACAGAGAGGGTGGAACCAAGAAGAGAACTACGACTTTGAACAGTTGTGGGATGAGGACTTACAAAAGAAAGGTTGGTCTGAAAGGGAAGGCTTTGGTGAGACTGCTAGTTATATAGGCTCTACTGCACTTAATTTAATTGTAGACCCTTTAAATGTAGTAGGTCTAGGTTTGTTTAAGAAGGGTGCAAAAGCTGCAGGAGAATTAAAGGGTGCTATAACCTCAGGTAATCCTAACATCATTACAGATTACTATGGTCCTATGGGTAATACTCAAGAAGCTATGAAAGTAGCTGAGCAGTTTGCCAAGGAAGCAGGTATGGGCTCAAAAGAAATTGAGTTAATGAAAGCAGGAGAAGCCCTTATAGGCAATGTTAAAGGCAAGGGTGAAGCAGTAGGCACAGGATTACTTAATGCTATGAAGATGCAACTACCTAGTAACAGGGCTTTGTATAGAGACACTGGAATTAATAGACCTCTATTTGAATCAGCCACTAGAGCTCAAGGTTCACACGCAATGAACGACAGAGAGATGATAGGAAGAGCTATCTTTAATAGATGGATTAATAAGCAGAAAGGTAAGACAGGAGAGACTAAAGCACTAGACGATATAGTATCTAGGGCTGTCTATGTAGATGAGGTAGGAGATGTAACAAGACCATTAGAGAAAGGTTTCTTTGGTTACGCTAATGCCAAAGCTATGGGAGACCAAGCTAAGAATCTAACTAAAGATGAGATACTTGAAGTAGAGCTTAGCATTATGAACACTTGGAAACAAAAGAGTGCTCTTGATGTTATGATGGACATAGGTAAAAAAGGTATAAACAAGACTGCTAACTGGGTAGGTCTTGATGATGTCAAACTACAGATGTCTGTAGGTAAAGGTTTAGAGTATGGTAAGGGAGATTTAGTTACTGTTAAAAGACCTGCTAATAAAAAGACAGGCAATCATTGGAATGACTTTAACCATTCTAAACAAATGAATGCAGTAGCTAAACAAGTGTTCGATGTAGACAACCTACCTAAATCAGTAGATGAGTTATACGAAAGAATGTCTAAGGTTCAGTTTGAAGATGTAGAAGGATTATCTAGAAAGACAGTTATGAAGAATCTTAGTGGTATAAAGAAAGATACCGATGGTGTGTGGTTTACATTTTCTAGACCGGGCTCTGCAGTAGTAGAGGGAGGAGTAAACTTTAGAAGTAAACTTAAGTTAGACGGTGATGGATTTACAGTTATGAGTGACGAGCATAACTTAGCAGAAGCATTAACAAGTGCATCTAAGTTAAAGAGATTAATTACTGTTAGTCCTCCTATGCACTTTAACATACTAAAGATTAAGCCTAAGCAAACAGGACTAAGTAAGATGGAGAACCCACCTCCGTTTCCTGAGTCAGTTCCTAGAACTTATCCTGACGTAGGTTGGACCGAGGTAAGAAAAGGTGGGGCTAGAGGTAGAGGTAAGAAAGGAGAACTCATATCTGAGGGTAGACCTGACGTTAAAGAGTTCTTAATGAAACAACAGCCTTCTGCTGAAACCTTACGAAAAGAACGAATGGCTTTAGCAAGAAAGCTGTTAGGTACAGTTACTATATCAAGAGGTATGTTTACTAATGATTAGTACGTTCCTCAAAAGATATTAGACAATCATCTATATGTAGATAACCAACTTCTTTGTCTATCCATTGACTCCCTTGGAACTCTGTGTTCTCAGGGAGTTTTTTTGTGTGCCACTTAAAATCATATCCGTCTTCGTCTGATTCTAAATTAGCAGGGTCAAAGATATATATTGTATGACTGCCGGGTTTGATAGGCATTGACACCGCGTACCAAAACTCTAGGTTGTTCTCCTCTGCAAAGTTCTTGTTCCAATCATACTTCATCTTCTCTATTAATGTGTCGGGGTAATGTTTATTCCTACACTTAATCTCTAGCATAATCCCGTGCTCTTTATCAAAAGCATCGTACCTTGAGAACCTATCATCCATAGGTTCAAAGTTATACTTCATACTGTTAAGTGCTTTAATAACTTTATTCTCGTTCACTTACTTCCTCCAGTCAGTTTGCCAAAGTCTTGGATTAACTTTGTCACCGGTGACAGATTTCTTGTCACT